TGTTTAGCAAACGGATGATACGTACCGGTCTTACGCATCTCTTTCTCTAACGCATTAACATGAGCAGATTGATTACCGTCTACTTCTACGCCTATCTGTACATTCTTACCTTTACGTTTGTACTTATCAGCCTCTTCTAACGTCAATGCATACTGTGTATCCATTCCCATTCTACGAAGATATAAATTCAGCATAAACCAATCCTCGTTACTGTTTACAGCCCACGTAGCTATACCACTAAAGTCAGACTTCTCTCCGCTTGTTGTAGTGTAATCTGTAGTTATGTATATATTATAAGCATCTAGGTTATTTTCAATTACTTTTGTGTCTGTAAATTGTATACAACTATCAGGTACTAATCTTTCACTACCACTTGTCAATCTTAACATACGCTCTTGCATGAATAATTTTAGCTCTTTAGCTTTCTTAGCTCGTTTAATCAAACTTACAATTGAAATCCTTGGATGCATAGCTTCCCAACTACTTTCTATATCTCCTACATCTACATCTAAATCAGCGTTAAAAGCTCTAGCCATTGGTATAATAACAGGAGTAAACGCACCACTTAGTATGGCTTTAGTATTTACATCTCCGTAGTGAAACGGCGTGAAATACAGAAGTACTCTACCTGTACCACCACCTTTCAGTGCATTTACAGCATCGGAATGCAGAATAGTATGTAATGTATCCATCATAATTTTTGAGTACGCAGCAGCAGTATTTAGAATAGTATCATCGAACATTAACGCACACGGTCTTCTCTCACCGTATCTATTACCACGAATACCTGTATTCATACCTTGGTATCTAATTAGGAATGACCTATCTTTCTTTGGTATTTTACCTGTTGGATCTTTACGTACAAATTCAGATTCCGTTTCAGTGAATCTCATCTCCTCAAAGTAATCATTCAACCATTTACTGTCTTCACACATAGCTCTAACAGCTAAGGCATTTACTCTCGCACCACCTTTACTAGATGCAGCAATCAACAGATAAAACCATACTTTACCTATACCATTTGGCAGTTTACCTTTAATTGCACTGTACACACCGAAGAACGATATACCTACAGTAGATTTAGCCAAACCTCTTGAAGCCATAATACCAATTGCATTCTTATCTATTTCTATAGTTGCGCATATCTCTCTACTGTACGGAAACATCATCGGATCATCTATATACCCTAATAGCATATCCACCATAAAGTAATGGGCTATCGGTGTATCAAACTCAAAGTCTTTTCCTTCAATCAATCTCATCAATATGAAGAACTCAAACGCATCCTTACTAGGTTGGTATCTAGGAAATGTAGGATCATACGTATCTAACGCACCATCTAAGTCAAACTCGGCACCTTCCAAGAACTCTTTCGCATCTTCATCTACTACACGCTTCCTAGCTTCGTCTACAACACCTTGAACCATATCCTCTCCGTATAATTCTACTAGTTCATCTAATTCTTCTTTTTTCTGTTCTTCAGTTAACTCAATCCTCATCGATAGCCTCACCTTCAACTATTAACCCAATTCTTTGAACATCACCTAAACTAGCTCCACCTTTATGTCTTTGCTCCATAAGCGTAGCCATTCTACTAATCTCATCAGCTAAGTTCTGAGTAACAGCTTTACTATCATCGTCCATACTATGATTAGCTTGTATTTGTAGTTCTTCTGGTACCTTAATGTACTCCATTAATGCAATAGTTGCATTCAGTTGTACTGTAGCACTAGCAGGTCCATCAGCAGCTTTACCGTTCATCAACTGTAACCATTTATCTACTATCTGATGTCTAAGTGGTGCATAGGTTACCGATGGACCTATATTAACAGCTTCCATTATCTTAGTTGGTAGTTTAGTACTAGCATACTGACTAGCATGTGAACTTGGATCAGCATTTCTAGCTAACAATTTATCTGCTTTATCTGGGAATGTTATCATAAACGCTTTTGACTGTGTCATACCATGAGTCAAACTCAGTGTTACAAACTGTATAGCCTTTATTAGCTGTTTAAACCCAACGCCAGGTCCTAATAAGTCCATATGGGACAATAGACGTTCTTCCATTAACCCTCTATGACATCCAGATTCATCTATTGCATCATTTAATAGTTTAATTGTTTCTTGTGTTATTTTAGTTCTACTATCTTTAGGTAGGAAGTATCGTAGCTTATCTATTGTAAGTTTCTGCTCTTCTGTCTCCAAGTCAGGCTGTACCAACTCTCCTCGATTAACTGCTGCTTTCACATCATTAATCTCTTTTGTTATGTCACTCATATAATCCCCTCTTATCTACAAGCACGTATATTACGTAGTATTAAGATTTATTTTAGTTAGTATAGTATAGATTTTCTTAGTTTAAGTTGAAGTATTGGCAGACAAGGAGAGATTCGAACTCTCGGTACCTTTCGATACGTTCCCTTAGCAAGGGAGTGCCATAGACCACTCGGCCACTTGTCTATTGGATGAAGATATAGGATTCGAACCTATGACCTACGCAGTCAAAGTGCGTTGCTCTGCCACTGAGCTAATCTTCATTATATGGTCACAACTACTGGATTCGAACCAGTAACACCCGGATTTTCAATCTGATGCTCTACCATTTGGAGCTAAGTTGTGTTTGGCAGCTACGGCTGGGATCGAACCAGCGACTCCCTCATTAACAGTGAGGTCCCTTACCACTTGGGTACATAGCTATCTGGTGCTGGATAACCGACTTGAACGGTTTACCTCCTGAGTACAAAACAGACGCTCTACCTGATGAGCTAATCCAGCGTTATTTATGGTCTCAGTGGCAGGATTTGAACCTGCGACCGCTCGGCTCCAGACCGACTACGCTGACCAGACTGCGTTACACTGAGTTTGGGGCGACTGACGAGACTCGAACTCGCAAAACCTCGGACCACAACCGAGTGGGGTTAACCAATTTTCCTACAATCACATATCAATTCACTATATGAACTCATATATAATTTAGGCATTAAAAAAGGAAGCCATTTCTGACTCCCTCGTTTGGACTGTGTAGTACGACTTTTAGTCGTCTCCTTCACTCCATGAGAGAGCCTTCAACGGCAGCTGATTAAACGTATTATGACTGTTAAATGTTACGTTTGCTAACTTTCTCATGTTTATTCCTTTTTGTTTATTGTTGACAGTATACACTGTCTATTCTTAATCTAAGCTTATTAACTAAACAATGATTCGGCGAATTTACTCATCTCTGATCTTACTACTTTAGTTAAAGTAATAGCGAACATATTAATATCGGTATCTATTCGCCTATTTGTGGCTTCGTCAAGTAGGATTGATAAGCCATTATTGTATTTATTTAGGTATGCAGAATCTATTTGTCTATTAGACCCTATGGTAATCACTTTACAGTTTTTACCAACTCTGGTAAGTATCTTTTGTGTTGTACTAGCGCCAGCATTTTGTAATTCATCTATTATGAATATAGTGTTATGAAATGTCCGTCCTCTTAGACCTGTAGCTATCATAGCAGATATACCACAATCACTTATTAATTTATCGGTTTTTTCTTGCACAAGTACTTCAATTTCATCTTTCTTTTTGCCTTTTGTACTGATTTCGCTTCTTACGATAAAGTCTAACGTATCGTGTAGCGGAGCTAAGTACCCTGCTACCTTCTCATCATTACCTGATAAGAAACCTATTTCTTCATCTTTATTACCAATATCATCGACACTGTTACGTACATACACAATGTCTGTATACTTATCTTTGTTAGTTTCTAGCAATCTAATCGCATTACTTACTGCAACTATATTCTTACCACTACCTGCTAAACCTTCAATCATTACTAAATCCATAGTAGGATCTTGTATTGCTTTACTTGCTAATAACTGTTCTGCGTTAATAGGAGCACATCTTTGTCTGCGTAACTCTTTCTCTGTAGTATCACCTAGCACACTAACAAATCCATTATGGATTGTAGCTAACTTCATATGATTACTATTTGGATTTGTAAACTTATAGCTATAGTTACCTACCTGATAATCCGGGTCTATATCAAGTATGCGGGTATTATGAAGTGCTTTACCAAACACAGTATCATCTACTACTTCAAACTCTTTAACAAATTCTACAGGTAAGTCCTCTACTTTACGTAAGGAATCAACTTCCACACCTTTAGCTAATGCTTGGAATTTCATATGTAAGTCACCAGTTACTAATTTGCATCCTAGCTTCTGAACTACTTCTATTATTCTTCGGTCATTACCACCATAATCTTCTGCTCTATTTTCATAATCTCGAAGTGCGACTATAGATACAGCAAACTTTCCATCTATTTTTAACATAGTTACTGTTCCATACTCTCTCGGTACTACGTTTAATACTTCAGCACGTTCTAGTATTCTAGCAGCTTCTCTAGCTTGGAAATTCTTTTCATCATGTCCACTTTTATGTTTATCCAATTCTTCCAAGACAGTCTCTGGTATATAAACCAAAGTGTCTTCTATAAGTAAGTCTCTTGCGTCATTCATTAGTATGTTAGTATCTAGTATAACAGATCTCATTATTTAGCCTTTCTAGCAAATCGACTTAGTATCTCTTCTTTATTTAACCATATATCTTTACCATCAATTACTTTAGCTATTTCCTCTTTTGTAAGGAAGTCTTTATGTAATTCTTTGAATATCTTTGGGATATATACTTCATCAAATTCATGTTTAGCTTTAATCTCATTACCTTTACCGGCTGAACCACCACTATAATAGTGAGTTAACCAACTTGTATGATCTGCCACTTCTATTTCATCACATTTAAGTGCGATCATAGTTGCAGCACTAGCAACAGTACCACTTAATACAGCAACCACAGTAGCATTTGATTTAGATATGCTATCAATTATACTTAGCATCGAATCCATCATGCCTCCGCCATTATTCATTATTAGCTTAACATAGTCAGCTTCGGTATGCTCTAGTGTAAAGCATAACTCACTATACACATGAGGTTCGTATACTTCATTCATTAGATACGCGTAAACAGTTCTACCTCTACCTACTATAGGAACTGTTTTG